GTTACCGATCTAGGTTTAACTTTCAACGCAGATGGACTATTGGAATACACCGTAAAGGGTATGGGATTCCCATCAGCAACAACATCTGCACCTGCCCCATCTTTCTCAACCGTTCTGCCAACTCAAGTTTGGACAGGAACAGTTAGCATCGGCGGTTCAACAGTTGCATATACTCGCACCGCTTCTCTAGATGTAGTGCGCAAGGCTGAGGCAATCTTTGGTATTGCCAACACCCAATCACCTTATCAAATATTCGTAGCCTCATTGACCGCTAAGGGCAAGGCTACTTTCGTGATGCAAGATGACACCGAACTAACCCGTTATCTTACAAACACACAACCTGCTCTAACCTTTAACTTCTCAACAGGTTCAGGTGCTACCGCTACTCAAGTTGCTTTTACAATCTCTAAAGGCGCATACACAACCGCCGCTATTGAGCGCAACGCAGACTATGTAGAAATCACCGTTGATATCGAAGGTATCGGCAATACAACAGATGTTGGTGCTTCATCAGGATACGCTCCTGTTAAGTTCACCCTCCAAAACGCTTTACCTAGCGGCACATACGCCTAATAGGTAGCAGATGTCAAAGTGGGTGCCGCCTTCCCACCCACTTTGACCTATAATACGAGAAGGCTAGTTGGAAGGAAACTAAATGGAAAAAGTTATTAAATTACCATCGGGCGCAGAAGTTACTTTGCGTGATCCGTCAGAGTTGCGCCAAAAAGACCGTGAAAAAATGTGGTCGTTAATTCCTACGGGAGAAAATGACATTGTAGCCGCAGGTGCTATAACTAGCGGTCTAATGGCAGTTCTTATTAAATCTTGGACTTTAGATTTGATTATTCCATCAGTTATGTATTCATCTTTGGGCGAATTAACTATGGCTGATTACGATGTTCTTGCATCAGAAGTTCGCAAGCATCAAGACATTATCTTTCCTAATTTTACGACAGGCGAGGATAATCCTGATAGCCCTTTAGACAACTCCAACGCTTAGTTTGGGCGCTAAATAATCCCACATCTGAACAAGCGCAGGGCGCAAAATATCCCGATAGAGAATATCTTTATTACAAGTGCGCTAAAGAGTTTGGTTGGACTATTGAGGAAACTCAAAATCAACCCGCTTATTTTTTAGATTGGGTTATTGCTATTTCTACTGCTTTGGAGATGCCTAATGATAGAGAATAATATTCCTCAAGTAATGGCGGCAGTTACTAGGCAAACAAATAAGATTGATATTGGCGCTCGTATGGCGCGAGATGAAATGGCTAATAAGTTAATTCAACTTGCTAAAGGTGAAATTAAAGGCAAACGGCCCGCAGGAGAAAAAGCAACTACGGGTCAGCCTCCTATGAACCGCACGGGTAATTTGCGCCGATCTATTAAAGGTGAACGCTTTAGAGAAGGCTTTGCTACTTATTCAGCAATCGTAGGGCCAACAATTGTTTATGGTCGCGCAGTTGAAATGGGTGGAGAATACGCCCCTAAATCGTGGCAAAACGGCGAGAAATTTCCTTATATGAAACCAGCATTTGAAAAATTTAGAAAAGTTGCAATGTCCATTATGCGTAAGCATCTAGCGTAGGAAGGTGATCTAATGGCCGAATTTATGCCTCCCGTTATATTTGAAGTAAAGGCTAAGGCTACCGAGGCTATTGCATCTTTTAAAGAGGTAAACCGTGAATTAGCGGTTATGGAAAAAAACAGTTTAATTGCTGGCGGCGGTATTACTAGATTAGAAAAAGCCGCAAAATTTTCTCGCACCGCATTATTAGGACTTGCTGGCGCTTTTGGTGTTGTTGCTTTTACAAGCGTTGAGGCTTTGGATAAAGTCGAAAAGGCTCAGGCTAACTTAGAAACTGCTATTAAAAATACAGGCGTAAGTTTTGAAGATGCTAAACCTGCCGTAGATGCTCACGCGCAAGCAATGAAAAATTTAGGTTTTACTTATGATGAAACTTATGGCGCGTTATCAAAGATGACCGCCGCATCAGGTAGCCCAAAAATGGCTTTAGATGCGCTTTCAGCCGCCGCCGATCTTGCTAGATTTAAACAAATTTCATTATCTGAAGCAGGTACTATTTTGGCTAAAGCGTCTGTTGGTATGGCGCGTGGTCTTGCTGATTTGGGTATTGCAATGGGTAAGACAATTCCTAAGGGTGCTTCATTTGCTCAAATTCTTAAAATGGTTAATGACCGCGCTGGCGGTGCGGCTAACGCATTTAAAAATACTCTTGCTGGCAGTATTTCAGTTGCTCGTGCTAACTTTCAAGCGTTACAAGTTCAAATTGGTACTGATCTAGTTCCTGCTTTAATTAAAGTTACCGATTGGATTAGCAAAACAGGCATCCCTAAATTTAAAGAATTTGTCCAATTTATTAAAGATAATAGTGGGGTTTTTAAAGGACTTGCCGTTACGCTAGCGGTTGTTTGGGCAGTTCCTAAAGTTACTGCGGTTATTACGGCTATTCAAGCACTTATTAAAGTTTATGAAGCCTTAAGATTTGCGGCTGGTACTGCGGGTATTGCGGCGGCTTATGCTACTGGTGGCGCTTCCGCTATTGCGGCTACTGCGGCTATTGGTATTGGGGCTGCCGTTTATGGTGGATTTAAATTAAAAGATATTCTTACCTCTAAAAATTTAGGCAGTAGTAATAGCGGTGGAACACCTTACAATCCAATGTCAGGAAATACGCCTGATGTTCCAAATCTTGCAGGTAAAGGTGTTAAAAGAATTGATACCCCTAAACCATCTGCGACTTCTGCGGTTCAACAAAATATAACCGTGTATGCTAGCAACACAAATGATATTGCAAGCAAAATGTCTAAAGCCGCTAAAAATGGTTTGCCGATTGGAAGTAGATAATGTCTAATTATCAAGTTATTTTTAACGGAATAACTATCGGCTCAGGAACTAATTATGTTATTCAAAACATAGATGGCCTTGGTGGAACTGCGCCATTGCGCGTTCAAGACGATAATCGTGGATATATTGACGGCTCATATTCAGGTAGAGATTTTTATGATGCTCGTACTGTAACTATTGATATGTTAGTACTTGGCGATGGCTCGCATACGGCGCAATATTATTACAAGCAATTACAAATTGCTTTTGCCCCACAACAATTAGGGTATTACAAAAATCCAGTTTTAGGCACTAACCCTGAAAACTATTTACAATTATTTCAATTTCAATTAAATGCCGATACAGGTTTAAAGCGTATGTATGGTCGCTCGCGTGGGCTTACAACACCTATCAATCCTGAGTTTACATACGGCTATATTGTGTGCCGTCTTGAAGTTTATTTTCCTGATTCTCGTTATTATGATGATGCAGGTACTACAGGAACAGGCTCAACCATAACAGTATCTAATTCAGGTTGGGCTTATTCAAGTCCAGTTATTAGCATTGCTTCTCCAAGTGCTAGCGGAAGTATTACTGACGGTATTACAACTATGACTTTTGCAAGTGTTCCTACGGGATCGGCTTTAACTGTTGATTTGTTGCAACGAGTTATTTATACAGGTAGCACCCCTGCAAGAAATATTATGACTTCGGCTTCAAACGGCTGGTTGGCTATTCCTCCATACTACGGTAGCCCTGTAAGTTGGGTTTCATCTGTTGGTTCTATGTCTATTACATATAGAAACGCTTATGTATAATGGCAACTTTTCGCTATTTAACAACCAACATTTACCAATCGGGTTCAACCGCTAACCAAGTTATAGCCGAACTTCCGTTTACTGGTGTTAATTTTACAAAACAACTTAATTCTATTGGCACATTTCAAGGTACTTTATTGCTTTCAGGGCTTCAAAATTTAAACGCTTTTGAAGGTACAAATCCTGGCAAAACTATTCTTTGGGTTGTTTATTCTAATAACGAAGGAAACACCAAGGTTGTTTGGTCGGGTGTTATTTGGCATCGTGAGTGGGATAGCGAAAGCCAAATTCTAAGTATTACCGCGCAAGAAATGATTAGCCTTTACCAGCGCCGTAGAATTGCCACAACTAAAACTTATGCATCTCAAGACCCTTGTTACATAGCCCGTAATTTACTTCAATACACAGAGGCTCGCACCCAAGGCAAAACAGGTTTAACCTATGACTCAACCACTTCAGGTTTATCTACATCTAAAACTTACAATGCTTATGAATACAAAACCGTATATCAAGCCATTAAAGATTTAGCACAAAATTATTTTGACTTTACAATTACTCCATATATTTCAGGCGATAATTTGTATAACAAATTTGAGATGGGCGTTCCTTTAGGCGTTCCTTATTCCTCAACAGATTTAGGCGCACCCGTATTTCAACTTCCAGGCAATCTTGTTAAATATATATTTCCCGAAGATGGATTATCAGCCGCTAATACGCTTTACGGTTTAGGTTACGGTGCAAATAGCACTAAACTTACTGCCACCTATGTAGATAGTGCTAAATTTACAGACGGGTATCCTTTACTTGAGGATTCGGCAAATTATATTGATATTGGTGATATCAATTTGCTTAAAGATGTAACCAAAGGTCAAGGGGATGCCGTTTCTTATCCTCCAACAACTGTTCAAGTAATTTTGCCTACTTATGTTGATCCTCATTTTGGAACTTACAATATTGGCGATGAAGCACGGCTTAATGTAATTGATGATCTTTTTCCAAGCGGTTTAGATATTATTATGCGTATTGTAGGCATTGATGTTTCTCCAGGAGAAAATGGCCCTGATCGTGTTACCGTAACTCTTACAAGGCAACTAGCGGCAGGATCGGTGTCTTAATGGCTTATGTAAATCTTCCACCTAACTTGCAAGATATGTTCTATTCATTAAGTGATCGTATTTCTAAATTAGAAACAGGCCCAAGTCAGGCTATGTACACGGCAAATTCATCTCAAACAGATGCTACGGCGGCTTTAGCCGCCGCCGCCGTTGCTTACGCTTTGGCAGGTACTAGCCTTCAAAAAGATGCTAACACCATCACAAATTCTACCAATAATATGACGGCAATTAACACTAGTGGAGTTACGGTTTATTCTGGTGCTTCAATGTCTAGCGGTTCTAGAGTAATTATGAATTCGGCTGGTATTGCAGGTTATGACTCAAGCGGAAACGCAACTTTTTCTATTCTTGCTTCAACTGGCGCGGCAAGTTTTAAAGGAGCAATTACAGGATCAACAATTACTGGTAGCACTTTAAATATTAGTGGAAATTTTATTGTAAATTCTAGTGGCAATATGACTGCAACAGGTGTAGATGTAACTGGAACTATTACTTCATCGGCAGGTACTATTGGTGGCTGGAGTATTGGTTCAACTGGTCTTTATACAGGATCAATTTCTAGCCCTAACAATTTTCTTTCTAATTCAGGTGGCGCACTATTTACAGGCACAACTACTTGTTCTGCGTTTCAAGTAAACTCAACAACTTTAATGTCGGGCAATTTAACTGTATCAGCATATATTTACAATTCAGGACATCCAACTACCACATCTACCGCTAATGCTTTTTTAAATTCATCAACAGGTTTATTGGCTCGCTCTACCTCATCTCAGCGTTACAAAGTAGAAATTGAACCTCAAGAAATTCCTCTTAATTCTGTTTTAGCCTTACAACCTAAATCTTATGTAGATAAAGCCGATGCGGAAGCAAATGGAACTCCTGACGGATTGCCTCGTTATTTAGGTTTAATTGCCGAGGATGTAGTTCAAATACCTGTATTAGGTGATTTATTGGCTAATAAAGATGATGAAGGCCGCCCTGATTCGGTAAACTATGACCGCATAGCAGTAGCCTT